CAAGTGTTGTCTAACACAACGTCATTTTCATTGGAATACGTCTTTATTAAGTATTCCAAAAGAGCAACGGGCTTCTCCGTTGGGTGATACGATTTGCCATTGATATGCTGTTTCGGTACTGATATAATAGATGTTGGGTATTTTTCATCTGTAATCATATCAGGTACGTCTCCAAATTTTCCATAACATCTATTTGTTAATTCGCCATTTAATTTATCTTCACCACTTCTATGGCGCCTGTGATTTTTTTGTCTTGGTTCGCATTTAACCATCTGAGGGTTATAGATAGTTTGCCCGCTACTGAAAACACAAATATCCTCGTGTTGTCGTAAAGGTTGCCTATTAGCATTTAGAAAACCGTTTTTAAGCACTTTATCCCATATCAAATTATATCTCCACCATTTAGGATTTGACATCATTAATTTTGCAGTAAACATACCTTGCGAGAATAACACGATTGCAGCGTTTGGTTTAGTAATGCGCTTGTATTGTTTCCAAAGTGGCTCAAACGGTATCATACTATCCCATTTTGCAGAAGGATTGGATTTGTTTAATACACCATAGGGCAAATCGCAAAGAACCATATCTACACTTCCATCGGGTATGTCTTTCATCTTTTCCAAGCAATCTCCGAGCATAAGATGACAATTGCCCATAAATAAATCTTTGTACGTTTTATTATTTTTTTCTTTCATAATATTTTATTTAAATATTTTCTAACTAATGCTTGCAGATTTAATGTTTTCATACCTGCTGGCTCTTTTCTTGTTTTCTCATTATAAAAGGTAAATATCGGATCTATAAATATTGGTTTACTTGAATCATTTTCAAATAGTCTATCCGTATATTCATAAATCACTGTTGGATATATATTTTCTCTACCTTTATGGAGTTCTCTTTTCAATCTGTACTTATTAGAGAAATATGTATAACTATATTCATTTATTTTAGTCCATATTTCACCATCTAGATCTTTATTTTTATTCATATCTCAATCTCCTACTGTAATTTAAATACCAATTAATATATTTAATTACTCTATTTTCATTTAAATAATTATCAAAATATTTTTTTATATCTGGATAATCAATATCTACAATATGTTTACTAATACACCTAAATAGATTTATTTGATTTAAGGTAAATTTATCAACATCAAGACCTTTATTATAATATGTACCACAAAATGAATCTTCTTCCGATCTTAAAATATAAATTTCATTAGATTTTTTAATATTATTATATCTAAACCATTCGTTTAATACGTCTTGTTTGGAGAAAAACCATTCATTATTATATAAAAAATCTTTTAAATTTTTATGTAATTGTGATTCATCATATTTAGTACCATCCCTAAAATCTATTAATATAGGATCAGGGTTATGTGTTCTATAACAATTCATTCTATTTTCAAATGAAGTTATATTTTCACTATATCCTATTTTTAAAAAACAACCACTTTCAATTAAGTATATCATAATTATATCTCCTATTTATAAAATTTCAAAACCTCTATACATCTTTGATCCAACTTTGAATTGAATCTCTCTGGCATTAATATACTTCTTTATATCAATAGCCTTTGCATTCTTTTTAATACCAGCACTCTTATAAACTAATGATAAAAAGTCTTTAGCCTGTTTATTTGTAATTTTCATACCTTTTTTAAACATAGGCTGGATCCTACATCTAATATTATCTTCATTTATTATTTCAATCATTTCCTTCTTTAAATCTTTCTCTCTATATGACTTAATTTCATGTAGTCTATTTGATCCTATTATATTATAGAACTGTTTAAATTTGTATGGAATCATAGAAGATTTCTCAATAGAAGATTTTAAATTATCATCTTTCTCAACAGTTTCTATATATAGGTGCATCTGAATATTAAAATTCTTATTTTTCATAAGATTATCATAAAGATCTAATATATTCTTATTTTTTGAATTAATAAAACTAGTAGTAGAAAAACCTGAATCTTCCAACTTATTTACCACTTGATATTTAGTACAGTATTGATTATTATAAATGTCAAAAGCTCTCATATCTGCTACATAAGCTAATTTATTAAATATTGGTGTACGTTTACCATTTTCTTCAATAATATCAATATAGTGCTTCTTATATTTATTTGATCTTTGCGCAATAATAGCATCATCTAATACAATATCATCTGCATTAGAATATGTTTTTAGTGCTCTATCTGAACTATCCAATTTGAATTTAATTATATTTTTAAACTCATCTTCATCAATGATCCATTTAAGATCTTTATCAATTACCTTTGAGTTAGTTGTTTGATAATAGAAAAATATCTCATTTCTGAATGGATTTGATTTAGTTCTGCATCTTCCAACAATCTGGGGTAATGATATACTAATGTCCAGTGCTAAAGTCTTACTATTGGCATTACTAAATACATAAGTAGTTGCCGTATTACTAAATATATCTGATCCTTCAAATGATACGGATGTTATAAATGTATATGGTGGATTTGAATCTATTTCATTTTCACCTCTAACATGTCCTATTGAAAATTTCTCATTCGACATTATTTTCTTTCTAAGTAATGAGTTATTTTCTGGTCTATCTGAACAAATTATATTTACTTCGTCTTTCTTTAGATCACATTGATTTATAATAGCTACTATATCATGTATATTATTCAAGAAAAATAATGCTTCCTTACTATAAATAGTTTTACCATCTACTATCTTAGCCTGAAAATAACCATTCTTCTTAAAATCATTAATGATATTAGATACTTCTGTTCTGGTATTAATCATTGGTTTATGTGTCAAACTAATTTCTTCTACTCTAGTTGGATCCATAATTAGATTAATATAATTCAGATCTTTAAACTCATCAATTTGCTCTAAGTAAATATCAGATGGTGGAGTAGCTGATAGATAGATAATATTATTCTTTAACTTACCAAGTAGATTAAGTAACTTTATTTCAACATTACCTTTAAATACGGTATCAGATATAATTGTGTGCATCTCATCTACTATAATGGTAAACTTTGAAAACAGATCACAATCACTAAAATCTTTCTCTAATATATCCTTTAATAGTTCAAATGAATCGGATGTAACTATTATTTTTGGAGTAAATTCATTAGAAATAAATGGATTATTAGCTCTAGATTCTTGAATATATGAATCTAATTTTTTGCTTTTAGTTTCTGGTTTAGATCCATCTCCGTAAAATGTAAATAACCTGATTCCTTTTTCGGCTAATCTCTTATCCATTTCTTTACTCTGGATTAATGATATTCTGGGAGATATTTCAATAATTGGCATATCATTAGAAAGATAATGATTTGTTAGTCCAATTCCAGTATAGTTTTTATTAATTATAACCTGACCATTTGGAATCAGGCTATCAAATTCTTTCCAATCGTCTATATAATTGATAGTTGATGGAATGTTTATAGTTTTCTTTTTTAACATAGTATTTTTTATTTATTCTTTCTGATAAGGAGTATAGACCCTACCAATAGCATTATTTTAATTTCAACGTTGGATTAAGTATATATTAAGAAATTATATATTAAAAGAAATAGCAATATCTTTTTTCTCGTAATTGCATTTATAATAAGATTCATCATTTTTACGAAAAAAGTGCTACTATTTGATTTAGTTATAAAAGTAAATTAGAAGTAAATTAATAATATTGGTTTGTCGTGTCTGGCTATCGCCACCACTCCATCTATGAGTTATAATCATAGATTTGTTTGGTAGCGTTAGCGGACAAACAAACATTCATTATTATTTATAATCTGTAATATATATAGTATATTTCCCCCAATTATCATTAATATCTTCTAATATAGGTGATACCATATAACTGATATATCTATAATCATTATCAATTATAACCATGGAATCATTAGCATATTTAATTGTATAATTTATATTTTTACAGATATCTAGTATCTTATTACAATAATCATCTTTATATTTTATAGCAGTATCTTTATCATTAGTTTTTATACATGTCATTATTTTATATATTTTATTATTTCTAAAAGTAACAAAATCACTAATACAAACTTTACATGTATCATAAACTAATATTACATCAACAGTACTATCATTTATAACTATATAATTTTTAGTTCCATAATAATTTTCTTCTATTATATTAATATCATTATTATTTATTTGTGCATTAACTCCAATACTCATTAAAGCTAATACCACTATTAACATTATCTTCTTCATAACTAAGCAACTTTTTTAAATACATATCCCCCAGCAGTTGGTCTTTTACCATTCATACAACTACATATATTACCATTATGTATTCCAGTAGTAGTAGATGCTTCCAATGTAGATTTAAATTCTCTTATAAATTTACCTTCTCTACTATACATGGCTACCTTTATATATTGTTTTTCTCTAGCTTTCTTCATTCCTTTTATTGCTTTAGCACTAAACTTTTTACCTTTTTTCATCTTAGATATTTTTTCCTTAGTCTCCTTTGATACTTTATATCCAAGTTTACCATTACCACCTTTAGTTATGTTATATCCAAATTTTTTATCAGTAGTATTATAAAATTCTATGTACATTTTCTCTAGTTCATTTAGTTCATGTTCTACTACCTTTTTATCTGGATCATAGACATCTGCCATAACTCCATAATCAAAATTAGAAAAACCATATTTATGTATAGCTTTATCAATATAGATTTCTGGATGTGTACCTAGATTACTAAAACTTCTATGGCTAAGATATCTACGTCTTTCGTGTATGGTTTGCCCAATATATATCTTATTATTTATCTTATTTAAGTACATGTATATTACTCCATGTATCATCTTATTATCATTATCCATTATAAAATCCTTCCTTACATAAAAAATATCTGTATCAATGCTAAGAATCCAATGAAATAGAATAAAAAATCTATTATCAGTGTTTCATATTTATCTTCTTCCTTCTTTTCTTCATCCTTACTATTATTAGAAATAGTGCTATAAAACAATAATACTGATAAAATAACCAGTACTATAGTATTACATAAATATAAATACATCATATTAATTAAAATTTAATTGTTGTTTATCTTAGTTCAAATAGAATAGAAATACTCTATTTAACTCTTCATCATAATAACCTTCTACTCCAAATGGAAGATTACTCAGGTTTAGTTTTGATCGCTTAATACCACCATAAGTTTTATAATTAATTCTTACTGGTCTGCCATCTAATACAACTATACCATAACCAAATACATGAAAATAATCATCGTGTACTATTGTTCTACCTTTTCCTGTTTTCATAGTAGCTCAAATATAAATAACATTTTTAGATCTTCATCAAAATAGCCTGAAATATTAGTTGGTGGGTAATCTATACTATAACCAGCTCTTTTCAGACCACCATAAGTTTTATAATTTATCTTCACTAATTCACCACGATAATAGGCATAACCTAGTCCATTAGTCTTAATATGTAGTGGATTCATTATACTTCATTGAATTTCCAATTATTAATGCTATAGATGATACCTTTTATAGCCAAACCTATAACATCCTCAGCACATTTCAAATTAAGAATCTTCCTAGCTTCAAATTTGCTAGAAAAATTCTTAACTGAATTATTAATAGTATTAATTGCTATTATCATTTTAAATATAATATCTAAAGGTTAAACCTGATTTAGATTCTACCATTTTTCCCTTACAATAAGCAGATACATTATCTATACCTGTCTTTTTCTTAGCTTCTGTAACAGATTCATAGATAGTAGTCTCCTTAGTATAATTATTAATAGCTACTACTTTCTTTCTATGATGGATTCCAGAGCGTTGTGATCTAGTACCATAGTTCATGTTTTCTTTTGGAGTTACCCAACTTAGATTAGTAGCTCTATTATCTACAGGATTTTCATTTAAGTGATTCACCTGAGTCTTGTGTATAGGATCAGGATTTGCTACAAATGCCTTAGCTGCCAATCTTGATACTAATACTTGTTTATTTCCTAATTCTACCTGTTCATAACCGAATGTGTTATTGAATGGTTTTAAGATTCTTTTAGTTAAATCATTTCTTACTCTACCAAGATCACTAATACTATATGTATTATTAAAATCAATTTTTTTCCAATTTTCTTTCATAGTTTTTATCTCCTTTAGTTTAGTTTATTAAATAGTTGGTGTAAAATATCTAAATGTTAGACCTGTCTTAGTCCATTTTAGTTTTCCAGTACAATATCTAGAAATACTACCCTGACTTATACCTGTATATTTTTCGACAGCTAAAGTAGATTCATAATAACCTACTATTTCACCATTTTTATCTATAGCTATAATTTGTTTCATGTTAGATTCTCTAACTCTTTCATTATGAGTTCCATAGTTAATATTATCCAAATGTGACATCCATTCTAGATTTGATATTTTATTATTAGTTTTATTCTCATCTATATGATTTACATCAGACAAATTTTTAGGATTTGGAATAAAAGCCATAGCCACTAATCTATGTACGTAATAAAATTTATTTTTTCCATTTTTCCATAATTCAGCTCGTAAATATTCATTATCAATTTTAGATTTTAATATTTTTCCAGTAGAATCATTTCTTACTCTACCATAGCTAGATACACTATACCTTTTCCAATCAATTCCATCACCTGTAACAACTTTCTTCCAAACTTCTTTCTTAGTTTTCATAACAATATTAATTTTTTAGTTATCGTTCGTAACCCAATACGCACGCATTTTTATACACTAGTAAGGATTTCATAAAAATAGGTGGTGTTTTTTGGGTGTTTTTGGATCATTTTAGGTGGTTTTAGCCCAAATAATGAGTAAAAAGCCCCATTTCCCCATTTTTTCACTTTTAGATTGCATAGGAACAAAAAAAAATAGGTGCTACTATCTTCACAGACTGTAGCACCAATAGAGAGATTTTTAATAGAGTTAAAAGATAAAATTACAAATTATCAATAAAGACAATTAGATAAAATTACAATTTAACATTAATAAGAATCCTAGCCTATTCTATAAGCGTTTTATTAAAAAAAAGATCCATCCAAACCTATAATGGAATGGATGGATGTAACAACAACAATTTTATTAATATGTTATATATATTATTATGAAAAGTAAGTTTCTTTTAAAAACTACCACTATCTTCACAGACCATGGTAGTTGTATATAAAATATAAATGACAAATTGCGAAATGATAGTAACGCAATTTCAATCTAAAGTAAAATGTATTATTTTCGTTCTCATATATTAGGATCTTAGCCGATTCTGTAAGCGTTTTTATTACTTTAATTCTAGTCTCCAGCTATTATCTTCCGTATATAAGATCCTGTCTTTCGCATTAAGTAAGAACGTTTGAGTTATGCTAGCTTTATCATTAGAAAATAGTGGTTTATACTCTACTGTCCACTTCCAAAGAAATATCCATAAATTTATTCTTGACATACAAAACATTGAGATCTTTCTTATGTTGATCAGCTTTATTTTGTAAGAGAATCTTTCTTGGACTACAAAGAATAATATTTAAGTTTGATGTAATAGCCCACTCAGTAAAACCACATCCTGTTAATTTCTTGTCAATTATACAGGGAAAATCTGGTAAACTGAAATCTTTCCAATCCGATAAATATTTTATACCTCTTGGAACATTTTTTATTATCTTTTTCATATTTAATGATTTTTTTAATTCATATTTCCTGGCGAAAGGAGTTTCCCCCAGTATTCATAATTAAGGTTTCAAACTATTTTATAGAGGAATTTTTGACTATTTTTTACCTCACAAATGTCTGTATCTAATGGAATACAAAAAATAGATATGGACAATTAATTTTAAGTCTATCTAATTTTACTTTAATTTAAATATTTATCTGATCTCCCCTCCCGAGAGGAGGAGATCAGGGCTTACGCAAATATTAATGTAAAGTAAAGATAAAGGGAAATAGATCTACATAGTCCCTTTCTTTAAATATAAAATATAGGCTGATCCCCGCCCAAGGGGGATCAGGCGTTGCTCTATTTAATATTAAAGAATCATACACTCTTTGGTCGTTCCTCCCAAAGAGCTCACAGAATCCTCCCTTCGGTCGTCTTCTGCTCATTCCAATGTAGAAATTTAATATAATCTTTTTTATATCCAAATAAAAAGATATATTTAAATTTGCATATATGAATGATTAAGCCTGTATAAATTGGGAAACTCCTAAGTGGTTAGGGTTATATTCAAGTTTAGAAAAGATTTTTGAGAGCCAATATACGACTGCGCCGCTTTTTTAAATTGTTAGGGTGGCTAATCCCCAATTCTGCCTAACTATCTTATACCCCACCATCCCAGTGAAGTACGCTTAAAAAAATGTCTTTAGTTGTTGATTTCTTGTTCTTGAATTTTATTTTAAAATGGTTTAAGGTTTAGAATAATTGACTAATGTACACTTATCAAGTTATCCCATTCCACACACTCTGTTTTTCGTTTCCGTTTCCGAAAAGTGCTGCAAAGTTATAAAACATTTTTTCAAACTACAAAATAATCTTCAATATTTTAGCGTTTCTTAACAAAAAATAGAGTCCAGCAAAGGCTTTTAACCTCTACCAGACTCCGAAAAGTAACTATATATTATTAACTCAAATATCCTTCAATCCATGCTCCAATATCCAGACTATAGGTATAATCCCTAAGATGATTACCAGCCAACTCTATATTTTTATTTGTGTTGGTTATTCCGGAAGTATCATCACAATATAATACTGGTGTACCTTTAAAATTGATATAAGCATTTCCTGAACACATATCCTTTACACGAATATATCTACCATCGTAACACTGATCTGTACCGACTATTAGAGTTGATGTTGTACCGTTTAAGATAACAAAATCATATTCAGTTTCAAGTGTATAGGTAGTACTGGTTACATTTACAAAATGCTTTTTACTTCCAAATGCTCCCCATGATGTTGTACCACTAGCATTAGCATATAGTTGATAAATTCTGTTATTGGTTAATCTAATACCCTGATCCATCCATCTTAACTGGATCTCTGAATCTGATATGTATAACCATCTATCAACTCCACTATTAACCGCTAAACCATCTTTTGATAAGATAATTTCCTGTGTTGTTATACGTTTGACTCTTCCATCAATATATACTGTAGGATGTACACTATATATATATGCCTGAGTATATTGAAGAACTACCACAGTAGCCGTTAACATTACGTTATATGTACCAGCAGTTGTAACCGTATATGAATAATCAGATAGGTTAACATATTGGGCACCATTAGCACTACCATATAATGTTCCACTTCCTAGAGTTGCTATTATTGTACCATTCATCATTAATCTAGCTGTATACATAATATATTCATTAACACCAGTAAATGTAACTACCATTTTGGATAAGTTAATAGTATCATTAACCTTAAACGTTCCTATGGTAGCTGTCGTATATGTATCAGTTTCAATACTATGTATCTCCATACCACTTTGTGCGCTCCATGTATAATATCCAGACAATGATCCACTAGTTCCTGATCCGTTAATCATGCTAGTAACATCCGACATATCATCTGTCCTTAGTTCTATTCTGGGGATACCATCTGAATCATACACAGTCAAACCTTCACCATCTGTATATTGTGAAATAGCTAAATTACCTTTTACGGTTGTCTTAGTTGCATCAAGTGTTATAGTACCATCGTCTATATTGATTCCAGTATTTTTAACTTTTAGCTCAATATCGGATGCTGTCTGTTTGATAAGTGATTCATAGTAATTATCTTCTGCTACATATCCTTCTGCAAACTTGACACCATAAAATTCAACTACAGCACTTGCATTATTTGAATTAGTACTATAATTCATACAAATTGGCAATATATTCTTTACTAAGTAGTTATTAGCACTAGTATCTAGATTTGTATGCCAATAGATGAAATAATGCTTCCAACTAGTTGTAACCGTTGATAATGTATAGCCATCCATTGGACAAAAATTTGGTATATTTGGTACTTCCATACTGGGATAGAAGAATGAAGATATAACAGCTTCTTTATCAGCTTTTGCCCAGAATGATAACGTATATGTCTGATTATTTTTAATGGTATAGTCATTCTTATAGCAATAGTTTATATTATTTACAGACGTTGTTGGGTTACTGGTTGTTTTGTAAACGGTATAATTATTGATCTTATCCGTTTCTATTTCAAGACTATTAGTGATCCAATCTGAAATAAGGCTTGCTTTATCCACTACATGATCTTCATCAGCTATACAAAAATCGGTTTTAATGGTGGACTTAGTTATTTTAAGATTTTTTATGAATGCCCAGTTAGTTAAACTTTCGGTATCATTCTCAATATCTAAGAATCCATTATAATTTCCAACATAATTAAAATCATTGACATTATCAAAGATGCCTATGAAGTCCTTCCAATCTGTAGTTGCATTGAAGATAGATTTGCCATTTCTTGCAGTAACATCACACAGGTTAATATTTAATGTTCTGGCTGTGGTTTGCATCTTAATTTGGCATTCTACTATATAAGTTTCTCCAACTCCCTGTGTGCCATTAAATCCCAGATTGCTAATTCTATAATTTGTACATGATTCACCAGTTTTTCCTGATACAGCCAACCCGTAAAACTCTGGGCACGGTCTTGTATTGCCAAAATCAATTCCCCTGTTAAAACCAAACAAATTACTTTCACCTAAGTGGAATGAAGATACTTTTGTCTCTAGTCCACTTGCTGTCTGCTGCAATGTTGATATATCTCCTGTATTACTCTGAACTGCTGCATTAATTGTATCGGTTACACTAAAAGCAGCTCCAGCTAGAAATACAACAGGAATAATCTTAGAATCAATGGTATTACCACTAGCATCATTTAGATTTACCTCAACATTTACTTTTGATGTACTATTAGCTACAGTAGAATTGTATGTATAACAATTATTTGATAAAGAACTTGTAAATTCAGTCCAGCTACCACTTGTACTATCACTGTTATAATAATTCCAATAAATTTTATATCCACTAGGTGTTGTGGTCATTACTTCAGATGCTTTTCCAACAACATGAACAATATAATAATTTAGTTTCAGTACTAGATTCTTACTGGCATCAATTGCAGCATAAGAGGCATTATCAACAAGTTTATAAAATTCTGTATCTTCAGCATAAACTGCTATGATATGTGGATCAACTTTAGAATTAAGATCTTCAGGTGCTGGAGACCAATCTGATTCTTCCGTATTAACTGTTATCTTTAGATTTTTAGTATAACATCCAGAACCATCAGCTATTCCACTATAGCATAGCGTTATTAACATTTGCCCAACTTCTGAAACACTATGACCATTTTGGGTTATTATACTTGATAAATCAATAGTATAAACATAATGTGTACTATTCGTTGGTATATGTCCTACAGTAGTCCAGTTTTGTATTACAGAAGTATCACCACTTGCATCATGTAAATTAACACCATTTTTATCTCTTAAATGAATGCCAAAATTATAATTATTAGTTGATGAATTTCCATCAGGTGCTTTAGCATCAAATGAAACAGTAATTATACCATTGCTTTTAGTCAAATCTATACCAAGATATGTAGTAAGCTGAATGTATGTTGCATTACTTTTCCAATCACTAGATGTACCAATAACTATATTTCTGGTATCTTCATTAATGCTTTTATATGTAGTTGATTCTCTTTCCCAGATATATTTATTGGTAGAAGACATTTCAGGTATAGTAGTAGTCCATGTAGTTGGCTGTGTACTCTTATCTGATGATGCTCCATATTCCTTACTTTCTTTGTCTATGATAACTCCGTTTATATTATTTCCAGAATAACCATAAATTCCAATTATATGAGGATCAGTAGTAGATTCAGAACCATCAGTATAAGTAACTTTTTCATAATTCCAAAGATATTTTTTTGAAAAACTTACTGATTGTACAGTCTCTGTCCAGCCTGTTGTAGATATCAATACTCCTGTAAAAAGTGAAGATGCAAGATAATAGTTACTGATATAGGATATTCCTCTACCATTTGTTCCGTTCTCACCTCTTAATCTTTTCCAACTATAACTGGTAGAGTATTTTGAATCTTCCTGAGTAGTATCAGTATAAGTACCAATATATAATGCTCCACTAAAATATGTTCTGCTAAAATCACCTCCCTGATCAGTATTTGCATAAGCTATATGTAGATATGTTGTATCTCCATTAGTTCCGTTTGTTCCATTAGTTCCATTTGTACCATCTGATCCTATCCTAGAAACACTGTACGACTTTATGCTAGTATCATCACTATATGTAATAACAGTCATACTCCAGAGATAATCACCAGCAGCTAATGTTGGAATGGTAGTAGAATTGAATGTACTGTCTACTGGTTGTGTATTGGTAGAGGTAACGGAATATGTTACAGATGAAGACTTTATAGTTATAGATGTTCCATTTGTTCCATTAGATCCATTTGTTCCGTTAGTACCCATCCTAGATACACTATAAGATGTAGTAGAATTACCATCAGAATATGTTACTGTTGTCTTAGTCCATAGGTATGATCCAGCAGAAACAGTTGGAATAGTTGTTAGCCAAGTTCCACTAGGTACTGTAGTTCCATCTGTGCTAGACTGATAAGTAATAGATGTTCCTGATAAAGTTACTCCATCCTCTCCTTTTAATCTACTCCATGTATATTTCGTATAATCGGAATCACCAGATGGATCGGTCTCATTATAATCCGTACATGTACCAATATATAGTGCTCCAGAGAAATATGATGTACTAAAGTTCTGACCATCGGATTCATTTGAATATGCTATATGTAAGTATGTAGTTTTACCATCGTCTCCTTTAGTTCCTGTTGTTCCATCTGCTCCAATTCTAGAAACACTATAATTTTTAATGCTAGTAGAATCCGAAAAATTAACTACTGTTTTACTCCATAGATACGATCCTACACTAACAGATGGTACACTACTATAGGTAAATGTACTATCGGCTGGTTGTATATTAGTCGTACTGGTAGCATAAGTAACAGATGTATTTGATATATTTACTGAGCTACCTTCACCATCTTTAGCTTGTCTGGATACTGTATATGAAGTTGTTGATTTTCCATCACTATAATTTATAACAGTCTTAGTCCATAGATATGATCCACCAGCCACGGATGGTATTGTAGTACTCCATGTTCCTGTTGGTGTTGTTGTACCACTAGTTGATGCTTGATAAGTAATGGTAGTACTTGATATTGATACACCATCCTCACCCTTTAATCTGCTCCAAGTATAATCACTGTATTTCTGTGAATCTGCTAGTGTTGAATCACTAAGTGTTCCTATATATAGAGCACCATCAAAATAGGATGTATTAAAATCTGTAGCTCCATTAGCTGAATTAGCGTAAGCAATATGTAGATAACAGGAATCACCATTTGTTCCATTAACACCATTAGTACCATTTGAACCATCACTACCTATTCTTGAAACGCTATATGATTTTAAGCTAGTAAAGTCTGAGTATGTTATTACTGTTTTGCTCCATAGGTAATCTCCCTTTGATAATGTCGGAATAGAAGTATATGTAAAGGTACTATCTTCTGGCTGTGATCCTGTACTACTAACTGAATAAGTAACTGAAGATGCACTAATTGTAATAGATGTACCATTAGTTCCCATTCTAGAAACACTATATGAAACAGTACTTGTATTATCTGAATAATTAACTTCTGATTTTGTCCATAAATAATTTCCAGCAGATACACTAGGAACTGTTGTACTCCATGTTCCAGTTGGTACTGTTGTTCCGCTTGTACTGGTTTTATATGTTATGGAATTACTTTTAATAGTTATAGAATCGGCATATACACCAATGATAACAGCTTCAGTTTTTGATGTTGTACTATCCGTATAAGTTATAAGTTCATAATTCCAAAGATATTTATTAGTTTTATCCATTGTTGGGATATTCTCAGAAAAACCAGTATTAGTATTAGTAATTCCAGTATTATTAGAACTTACCATATAATACTCAGTAACAGATTTAATTCCAACACCATTAGTACCATCTGATCCTTTTATTCTAGACCATGTATAATCACTATATTTCTGTGAATCTGTTTCAGTATAATCAGTATAAGTACCAATATAGAGTGCATTATCAAAATAAGTAGTGTTGAAATTAGAAGATCCATCAGATGAATTAGCATAAGCAACATGGAAATAACTTGTTTTTCCATTAGTACCATTAGTTCCAGCAGTACCTTCTTTTCCATCTGAACCTATTCTCGAAACGCTATATGATTTTATGCTGGTATTATCACTATATGTTATTACTGTCTTAGACCAAAGATATGAACCAATAGAAACAGATGGAATAGTTGTGCTGATAAACTCACTGTCTGCTGGTTGTGTATTACTAGTTGATAAGGCATAAGTAACAGAAGTAGAAGATATTTTAATTGAACTACCATCTACTCCGTTTCTAGATACAGAATAAGCTATAGTTGACGTACCATCTGAATATGATATGGTTGTTCTAGTCCAAAGATAACTACCACTAGAGACATTTGGTATTGTTGTACTCCATGTTCCAGTTGGGGTTATTGATCCAGAATTACTAACCTGATATTCTACTGTTGATCCAGAGATTTTAGTAGTTGAAGATGATGTTCCACTACCTGTATTATTTTTAATATACTGGTCTAGATCCGTTTCTTCTGAGTTGGATATTACTTTAAATGTTCCAATAAATTCAGCACTTGTAGCATCAAAATATGATTTTCTATGAGTTGATAGAGAGAAATCATTTATTCCTCTGTACTGTGCAATTAATGGAGCTTTCAGATTAAGATCCAAACTATCATAAGCAGATATATAAACAGCACTTTGTCTATTTGCATCATCTGTTCCCTGATAACCAAGCATTGCAACACTATCGCCAACACTTATATTAAATACTGAAGATGATAAACAATTTGTAGTAGAAATCTTAATCCAGTGATATCTATTACAGTCTGACTTACTAATGAATGACATTGAATCATACTTATCTTTTGTTGTAAATATATATGTATCATTCTCTGTTCTTCTAAAGTAAGCAGTAGAAGACATTAAAGTATAATTAGCCTTTTCAGTATCAGTTAAAGCATTATATTCATTTACAAATTTATATGTATAAGTATAATATCCATTCTTTGAATCATTATAATTACTGTCTTCGTTTGCTGTAGTTTTAAGATATATATCATAAGCAGCTAGAGTCCATAGCGATTGTTTTTCGTTATCCCATAGATTAGAATAAGTAATTGTGTTAGTGGAATCAGATGATCCAAGAGTACTACTATCACTATACATTATATTATTAGTAGAGTCATAATATCCGTACATAGGTGTTGATCCTGATACAGCAGTTACGCAAGCCCACCATAATTTATTAGATACATTATAAGATGTACCAATAGAAGCATTATTGAAATTCTGGCAAATTGCTTGATCATTCACCTTCCACATATTATATCTACCTTTTGATCCCTGTTCACATTGCCAGAATAGAGATATAGTATTACTAGTGGTATTTTTTACATAACCGTCTACTTCAAAACCATCTGCTGGAGTTAATAGTACACTACCACTAGCAGCCTTAATGGTATCTATAATAAGTTCAAAGAAATGAGCTTTACCAGTAACAGTAAGATCTTGTACTGTAGCTGAATCTGATAATAGCTCTTTTATCTTAGCATAATCAATTTCAGCATTTCCAGATTTAATCTTACTGTTATATATATTATCAATAAAACCATTAGTTCCTGTAATTTTATTTGATTCTAATGTAGATGTAGTAATATTTCCTTCATTGGTAATATCATTTGATGTAATATCAGCAATGGCAGCACCTTTTGAATTTACATTATTAGCATTAACCACAGATGTTTTTACAGTAGAAGCATTTAAGTCATTAGTATCTATTGTCTGTGATTTTATATTCGAAATAGTTCCACTGTTTGCATTAATAGTATTAGTTGTTACTGCATCAAACGTACCTACCTGTGATGAAGTAATAGAAACACTACTACCTCCATTAGATGAATCACTGGAAGATTTTGGTTTTACAATAGTTTTTATTTTAGTCATATTGTTTTAATAAGTATTTTATAATGAATTAATTTCTCTAGCCTTTATAGTCATAATTCCTGTATTAAGATTAAAGGAATTTTCAATAGGCATAAGTTTATAATGTCCTATTTTCTCATTTGGTGAATAGTATAAAGATATAGGTTCATACATCTTTAAATAATCAGTTGGAGTTGATGTTAAATTTGCTGCTTTTCCTGTTATCTCAAAATCACCTGACCATACTCTAGTTGGTGTTGATATAAGAGGATAGTAGTAATTAATATAATTCTTTTCTGCTTTATCTTTTGTACCATCAAATGAAACTGACTGTAGACATGGAGTATTATCTGAATTATATACCAGATTTACAAATATATTATTCTTTACTTTCATGGATATAGCTTCATCAGTAGTAAGTGCTGTTGATATGTCAAAATCAATATCTTCATAATTTCTTACAAATTCAGTATTTTCATCAGAAGTATAAGATAGATCAACATCATTTAATAAAGATTTTCCACCACCATTAGTATAAATTTTACATTCAAAATTCTTAATCCATAAAGCAGATGCCCATGATAGAAGATATACATTATCAGTTTCCCAAGTAGTATGTCTGAACATAGTATGATGCTTTTTTACGTGAGTATCTTTATATGGACTGTCTACTAAACCAACTATTCTGAATGTAAGTTCACCACTTAATTTATCTGTATATTTAATAGGTATAGCCATTCCAGTTTCATCTATATTCATGGAATTGGATATATTATTAGCCATATCAAATTCAGTTCCAATTATACAATCACCAATATTAGGATCAACACCAAGAGTAAAATATGATTCTGTTGTTGTCCATTCATAGGATGATATCTTTCTACCATTTTCGTCTGTAGTTCCGTCATATATTTCATTTAACCATTTTGTTTCAGTATCATTCTTTACAAACATCTGACAATATAACATGGATAATTTTGATAATTTATCTGTACTATCCCAATCAGAACTATAACTATATTTATATAGGTAAGCATCTTTAGTATCAATTGGTGGATATAACATTAGAGTATCTTCTACTGCATTTGTTTCATCAACAGTAGTATCAGTTGCTGCACTTGATTTATAAAATTTCTGTGCATAATACATACCATCTTTGTTATTGTCGCTCGGTACTGTATGATGCCAAAATGGAGATTTAGAACTACCTAGAGCAATATAATAAACATAATCTGCTGCTTTTAAGTCTGCTGGTATATATGTTATTCCATCTATATTATCATGGATCTGCTTAAATGTTGTACTATATTTATCATCGGGTGCTATATAAGTAGTTGCCATTAAAGGTTGGTATTTCATGCTCCCCTTAAAAACAATATAATTAACAGTATCAGGTGATGTTGGTGTATAGTTGACTGATGCTGTATTAGTATACTCTACTTTAAAATTAGTTACATCTTCAGCCTGTGGAAATCTTGTTTCTGTATTATCGTGATTTCCGTTTATTGAAAATACTAAATAATTATCTTTTGTTAGTGATGGAGAATTAATATAACCAGAACTATTCTTTTCATCCCTATTAGCTAGTTCCAATAAGCATGGTACACCAGAATGAGACCTAAGATATTCCATATATGCCTGTTGTGGTGGTAATGTTGTACTTATTATATTACTTACATCAACCCCATTATAAGTAAGAGACCAGTTAGTATTTGTCAAAAATCTTGTATACCAAATTTTAGTTTTAGCATCATCAAAAGTCCAATCCTCACCTTTAACCATTGATTTAAAAGCATTGATAGCTTTTATTCCTTCACCTTCAGATATCATTTCTTGCATATATTTTATTCTGCATGGATATGGTGAATCTAGGCTGTCTGAATCAAGTGGACTGGAGAAAGTATCATCATAATCATCACGATCACAATTAATCGTAAGTTTATTATAGATATCATCCATAGAAAATGCTAGAGTATCTTCAAACATTCTAGGATTACTGTCTGGAGATGTATATGTTGTACTTGCTGTAGTACCTGTGGATAAATCATAAGTATACTGCGCTCCGGATGTAGTCTGTATTGATCTATGGAAAATTATAATATTTGTACTATCTACTACAACATTTAATGATAGATATTTCAGAATAGAATTAAGAGTATCTTCATTACTTTTCTGATCATCGTCTGTTTCACCAAGAAATACAACATCATTAATCTTTAGTTTTAGATTAGTATAATATTCAGGTGTTGATGTATATAGAATAGCATGTGTACTAGCTAAACCTAAATCAACTGGACAATCTGTTATAGTGGTTATCATTCTATTTATGATCTGTTCAAAAGTAGAAAATCCACCATTTGCTTTAGATTTGATTACAGCCTGAGTAAAACTGTTATCATAGTAGTTATTATATTGTAAAATAGATAAAGCATCTATACACTGAATTGATATACTGTTCCATGTTGAATTAAAGTCCTGATCATAACTTGTTGGTGTTACAAATCCCCAGAATAGTACATCTTTTGAATCAATATCATAAACAACACATTTTATACTAGTTGGATTTGCTGCATATAAAGCATCTCCTAAATATACTTTTGTTAAAAGATTTATAGTACATGTTGTTTTTATAATAGGTGTAAATATATCATCAACTGATTTATCAATTACTATTGGTTCATCAGAATCAAATAGAATATCTGTTCCTATTGTATGATCTGATTCTGTACTGGAAGACCAAATAATTATTTTATAGTTGAATGCTTTAATTCCATCTATATATTTATGCTCTCCTTTGAGCTGTCCTGTTATATTCATATTTTATTATTTTTATTAGTAAGACAAAAAAGTGGTAAGATAAGCCGTTTAAATGACTATGATCTTACCACCGCAAAAATGAAAAATACTTATTTTATTCCAATATCTTTACCAATAGATTTTTTATATCCATTCAGGTTATGTAATGTTAAATACAAATCCTGACCTTTTACTTTTATTGTATGAGAAATTGGTCTGCTAGATTGTGCTGCTGGTGATCCGTCTAGCAAACTAAATAAATTAGATTGCTGTCTGTCATTTAATATCATCTCTCCAGCATTTACTCTAGCTAAATTCCAATCACCAATTTTACTTGCTCCACCTATGATACCACCATTAGCATGTTTACTAACAGTTGATGCTATAGTTCCAACTACTCCTAATACTGCTGCTACAACAGTTGCAATAGCTGCAATATTTGCTGGGAACTCTAGTTTTGCTGCCTGTGCTGTACCATTAGCCATAGTTTCTCCTTCTTTAGCTCCAATAAGACTCATAATGGCTGGAATAGCAGTAGCAGTTGCATCTAGTGTAGAGGATGCTATTTGCATAAAAGCAGCAGTAGATTTATCTCCCATATTAGAGAAAATATTTCCTAGTTGACCTACAGTAGATCCAACATCACCAACTACAGAAGCAATACCTTTTATTTTAGCAGCCTTTTTAGTAGATTTTTCTGACTGTTTTCCATAGGTATCTACCTTTTTAATAGTAGTATCATATTCTTTACCAAGTTTTTTTAGACCTTCTGTAGCTTTATTTTTCTGTTCACTACTAGATTTAGGATCTTCTTGTATCTTCTTTAATTCTTCTTCAGCTTTCTTAATCTTATCTAATTGCTTTACTGCTTTATTAGCTTCCTGTTGTAAAGATTCACTAAGACCACTGAAATCAAATTTTTTGGTAAGATCAATAGAATCATCACCCTTTAAAGCATTATCTATAATATCGCTTATAGACTTTAACTCACCTTCTTGAATCTCAGGATGAAATTTAATATCCCTATCTTGAGTTAGTTTGTCTATTTTATCTTGATAATTTTTATTATCTTCTTGAGAAATTGCTTCATTCTTCTTTTTATCACTAAGTTTATCAATCTGATCATCATACCAATTCTCAGATCCTTCTTTAGGTTCATTAGAAGTTTCACCAGTTATTTTAGATAATTCTTCTTTATCTTTTTTAATTTTTTCAGTATAAGAATCATATTGATTTGATGTTGTAACAGTTGAATCTCTTAATTCCTCTTGTTTTTTAATATCTTTTTCATACCAATCTACTGTACCTTCTTTTACTGGTGTATTATCTTTATTTCCAGTATTATTAGAACTACCATGAGATATATGAGATGCTGTATATGATCCTCCAGTAGATGATGAATTACTATTATATAAATATTTACCAAAATTAGAATCTGCTTTCGAATTTAATGATACAGATTTTGATATATAAGAATTTCCACGATCATAATGAACCTTTGCTTGTTTATCAAGAGAATCATTAAATGCTTTTACACCTGATGATACAACAGCTTGAGCTGCCCTAGTTACTGATGCTCCATTCTTTATTTGAGCACCACCATCGGTTGTAATATTATAATCTACTCCATTTTTTAATCCTTGACCTTTTAAAGACTGTAATTCTTCTTTTGATAATGTGTCTCCAGTCTTCCAGACTCTAAATGAAGCAGATGTTTTCTTCTTTGATTCTAATTCAATAGCTGCTTGAAAATCTTTTGCTGCTGCTGCTGCATAGGCTGCTGCTTGCGCTCTTAGTACAAATGCTTTAACTATTTTAGAAGTATTGCCAGCAAATACATTCTCTGCATCTCTAGTATTATATACTTCTATTCCAAGTTTATGAAAACTCTCTTTATTATTATTAATCCACTCTGTTCTCTGATGTTCATTTCTAAGTGATTTATACTCTGATCTCAGTTTAGTATAAGTGGTCATAAGATCTGTTAAAGTAGAAACATAAGAGTTTCTTATTTCCTCTCTATTTCTCTTTATCTGCTCCTGTTGCCTTTTCTGTTCTTCAGTTAAATTACCAGTTGCTCCAGTAGCATCTTTTTCACTAGAGAATAAAGATTTTAGTGCTGTTGCTAGACTAAGTACCAATCCAGCTACTGCTATAAATACATTAGCTTTCATTGCAACATTAAGAGCTGTTTGTGCCATAGCAGCAGCAGTTGTAGCTGTACCAAACATACTGGTAATAGCAGTTCCAGCAGCACGCATAATATTAGAATTAGACTGTGCATTATTTACTGCTAGAATAACTCCTTGTAATCCACCTTCTGCCGATTGCATACCAGCTATAGCAGCAACACCAGCATTAGTATTTCCTGTTAATTGTGAAAATACTCCAATAGCTGCCTGTGCTTCACCAGTAAGCATACCAAGTGAATCTTTAGCTGCATCCCATTTTAATGTATCACTAGATGAATTCTTGATAGCACTCTTAACATCACCAAGAGTATCTTTTAATTCTGCTGCCTGAGATACCATAGATGAAATACTGTCTCTAGTACGCCTACCAAAAGCAGAATTCTTTTCTTCATCAGACATACCTCTATAGGCAACAGTCATATTAGTGATGGCTCCAGTCATTTGTCTTAGACTGGCTTTATAATTATCAGTTCTTGAACTAGCTCTATTAAATGCCTGTTCCAAAGAACCTATTTGATCTTCAAGTGAACTTCCTGTTGCACCTAAACTTACTACTTGATCTTTAACTCCAGTAATTGATTGCTTGAATTTCTGATCATCTAATTCTATACCAACTTTTAAATCTGCCATAGTTAATTATTCTTTTATTTTTTTATCTGCAAACAGTTTCTCACATCTCTTTTCAAGTTGTTTTAGCTGTTCCATATCTTGTTTAGTATCTTCATTTTTACGTTCTTCAATTTCACTGTCCTCATCCCATTTAAATTTAATAATATCAGATGGTTTTAGAGTTTTTGTGGAATTAGCCTGAGCCATTATGTAACAGATAGATCTAGCCTGATCCCATGTATACCTATTAAAATAACTATAACAACTCATAATTTCAGATGCTTCCCATGTTTGCATTTTATCCATGAAATAATCTAATGTGGAGATTTTATTTTCAATAACTATAGTTCTAAATAAGTAGTGAGCAATACAATTAATTTTGTTCTCTTTTACTTCTTTTTTATCTTTGAATTTTTTTTTTCAGTTCCGCTATCTAGATTGTTGGATCTATTTAACTGAACTAATAACCATTGTGTAAATTCTTCCAATTTAGTTGGATTATCATCTAACCAATTTATAAAATCATCGAATTCTACAGTAAAAGTAACATCTGATGCTGCCAAACAGGAGTACATAAATGTTATGATTTCATTTAAACCTTTTGCTTCAAAAGACTTGTCTGTTAGTCTTTCATATATCATTAATGACCTAAAGGAATACTTAGGTTCATAAGTTTTTTCATTTATAGTAATTTCCATTTTTGTAATATTAATTTAAGAAATAAGGGATGAAGTTTTTATTACCTCATCCCCATTGAATTTATATATTATACTGCTACATGTTTAATTGCACCCGTTCCAGCAAAAGTAACTGAATAGGTTGCATTATCACCAGCATTTGCAGTAACAGCTAGTGATGTAATAACTGCTTTTCCCTGATACATTGAAGTAGTTGGAGCTGTCCAGCCACCAGCATCACCAGTATCTTCTGTATTAAGACCATTCACATCATAATCTGATGGTAATCCAAAGATTATATCAATAGAATCGCCTACGATAAGTTTAGAAAATAGTCCATCATATTCTGCTACAACATATAGATGATCTGCTGTAATTTCCCATGATAAACCTGATACTTCGTTTGTAGCCCAGAGACCACCATCTTTATCTGATGTACTGGAAGTTTTTGCAGTAGTTGTAAATTTATGGCTAGTTGCATGTGCAATAGATTTGCCTCCAACAAATGCCATTAGGTTTGAACCTTTAATTATGCTCATAATTAATTATATTATTTTTTATTATTATACTGTTTCAATTGTCAGTGATATGATCTGGAGATAAGCATCTTCTACATAGCTTTCTGAGACATTTGAAACAATCATTTTACTTATATGTATACTTGTATCTTCAAAATGTTTGAATTCCAATAAGTTTCTAACAGAATTGGCAAGATCAACACCTTTTGAATAATCATCGCTAACACATATAATTTGTGCCTCTACATTATCTTGATAAGCCCCATCTTTATCATATACTGGGACTATGGAAGTTCTAGAAAATACAATAAAAGGATAGTTTGTGTTTTCATTAGCTACCAGTGGAAAGATATTTCCTTTGGTAATCTTATTTATATTATCATCTTCTGTAAGAAATTTATAAATATATTTACCAATAAGTATAGAATTATCCATTTTGTGAATTTAATTTATTAATTGTATTCTCCACAGATCTTAGTAGTAATGAATCTATATTAGGATTTACTGATTTTACAGCATCAGCAAAGAAATTCTTTTTTCCTATTTGTCCTCTATTCTTGAATGTAGCTGATTTTCTAACTACAGTGCCTCCTTCAAAGAATCTAGTTACATAAGTTCCAGATTTTCTTTCTCTTACTCCTAATACATGTACTGTTCCTTCTAATGAATCAGTACCCTTTTTGTGTATTGATCGTCTAATGGAATCTAGCATAGTATCTCCAGCAGTGGAAAATACAGAACCATGTACATGTTTTGGTCTGATAGGTCTGTTTGCTGCTGGAATCCTTGCTAATAAATTAGTTTTAGTCTGAGTAACTAACTCTGTAAGAACTTCATTTAATCCTTTTACTTCGGCTTCTTTAAGATTAGTAGAAGCATCATCCAAGTATTTTTGTACTGATGATGTATCTATTTTTGCTTTACTCATTTACTCTTTCAGCCTCTATAATTATCGAGTTAGATTCTCTATCTTTTATTATAGATATAATTCTATAAATTTCATTCTGAAAATGTATCTGATCAGTAAATGTTATTGGGACATAATACCTAACAGTAAACTGTATATCATATCCATGCCATTTCTCATCATTTTGTACTGATCTAAAACCTGTGTTTCTCTGTACTCTAGCTTTAGTATTGTAAGATGATACATAGGTGTTAATCGTCTGACCGTAATCAGATTTTTCAGTGATTAAGCTATATATATCTATAATTTCATCTAATAATCCAGCTCTCATATCTTTACTAAGTTTAATTTGTGGTAGTTGTAGTTGTGGTAGTAACTTTCTGATCACCACCAGTTGTATTCAGACCATAATTTTTATACTGATCTAGTAAATATTGATATGTGAACGGAATCTCACTTGAATTTACAAAAGCTACAGACTCCCTGTTTGCATACATATTTCCAATGAATAACAGCATAGCATGAGTAAGACCAGTTGGTAAAACACCAGAATTACTCGATGCTATCTGTTTTAAATCATCGTCGATATGTTTTTCTACAACTTCTTCAGCAACCTGTTCAAGATCAACCAAGTATTCATCATCTTCATGATAAGCCTCGTCTATATTCAGATGCTTTTTAATTTGATATAATTGTATATACATACTGACGAATTATTTCAAAGGATTAATTATGCTCCAAATTTACCAAATGCAAAAGCGTTTGCTCTTAGTACCTTAGAATCAAAGTAAGCGTTAACTACCAATCTAATCTGACCTTCGGCAGCCTTTGTATATGGATCTACAGTGATATCAATACCACCAAATTGACCGATTGCCAAGTTAGTAAAATCACCAACTACAAAATCACCAGATACTACATGTGAAGTACTAAATACTGGTGTACCATCTAGTTCACCATTCTCATAAGCGAGATATGTGTTATTCTTAGTACCCTTCTGCATGTTTCTAAAGTTTGCTCTAGCCTTAGGAGATACGATATATTTAATAGGATTGATAACGTTAGCTTCCTCTACTACTTCCTCAAGTGCTACAACACTAGCAAAATCAGTAACGGCTACAGGAGTAACACCAGCAAACATACCAGCAGGCTGTGTTGCGGATCCAGCTTCAACACCTAAGATGGTACCTTCCAACTTATCATTGATTGCATTGATAAGATCCTGTCTAATCATGTTCTCAATTCCTACTGTGTCCTGTACTAGCAACATCTTAGATAAATCAACGTATGCTGTTAATCTCTTAGGACTTAGAATAAAGCTATCAAATGATGCTCCACCCTTTTTAGCTTCTGCAACTTCACCAGCCCAACCAACATTTGATCCAGTCATAACAGGGATCTGAACGTTAGAAGTTAAACCAGAAATAAACTTAGCTCCAGCGGCAACTAGAACATTTTTAGCTCTAAGCGGCTCAACAATATCATAAAGATTTGTAGCAACTACATCTGCGCCTTCATCGGCTACGGTAATATCTCTTTTCTCTACAGGCAAAATAATCTGACCAGCAGCAGATACTCCAGCTTTTCTCATTTCCTCTACTCCAGCTTCTTTAACGGCTAAAGCTACATCATCAAGTGAACGGTTTTCAGCTATTGATCTAATAGCACTAATTAAACTAAAATTCGAATTCATTTTGTGTTTATTATTTGTTATAATAGAAGTGTTTAAACTTCTTTCTTGTTTCTTGTTACCTGTATTTCCACAGGATTTCTCTTCCATATTATCCTCTTCGTTATCAATAGGCATTTCTGGATCTTCTTTTTCTTCTTCTTTAGGTTCTTTCTTTGGATCATCCTCAACTTTCGGATCTTCACTATTAGAAGTATCAACTTTAGGATCTTCCTCTGGTGCATCCTCTGATTTAGGATCTTCCATCATTTTTTTAGGATCCTCTACTTCTGGATCCTGTTTTTCATTTTTCATATTATTACTATTTTCGTTATTTAGTTGATCTATACTTTTTGTTTCTTCCATGTTTAGAAGTTTAGACTGTTCCAATGCTCTACTACTTAAACTAACAGTAGTTTCTGTATAGGCTGGGTACCACACTGGAGATACATCAACTAAATAATCTATTTTATTAATTTCTCTATGTATAATACCACTATTATCTTTATACCAATAATCGGATCCTTCATCAGGAGATACCGCAAAGGCAAAAGAACTTGAATCTATTTCACCACGATTTATATACTCCAGTAGAGTATTTCCAAGATCGGTATTAGGCACATCAAAAGAGTATTTTAAACCTCTATCATCAATTTTTAATGATAGTGATCCTTTACCGTGATTTGATCTGGCTAAAACTTTTTCTTCATCATGGTTAAATCTACAAAATACATCTGATTTATCAATAGTTTCCTGAGTAACTGCATTAGGTTTAATTATTTCTCTAAAACCTAAATCTTCACTTTCGGAATTAAAAACCATTGCATAACCTTCTATAGTTCTTGAGTTAGATATATTTCTTATTTCGGCACTACGTATTTCTAATGATTTGTTTTCCATTTATCTAATATTTATTTCTTAGTAGTCTTTACCGATTTCTGTACATCAATAATTCTACTTTTAATATCCGATAGTTGGTAGTTTACTAGTTTTACATTAGCACTATATTTCATAATTAACTCATGGTCGTTACTAACCTGATTTTCTAATACATCCAATCGTTTACTAATTGACATATAATTACAAAATACGATTATTACCAATGTAGAGAATACTCCAACTAGTAGATTAATTAATTTCATGTTATTTATTTTCATGTTATACTAAAAACATTATTCCAATACCTGAACCACAACCACAGCCATTTACGCTATTGTCTGCCATCAGAAAGCGAGTTTATCGGGATAACCTTTAGTAATATCATAATTATTAATATCTTCAATACTAGTAAGTTTAGATACATTGGCTTTATGCTGCATTGTTACCATAAAACAAGCATCCGCATATCTCTGTATCTTCGCTAACAAAATCTTAGCGTTCTGTAAAGGTACAGTCACCGCCTGACCTGCTATCGCAAACGTGATGCTCGTTTCGCCTAGCAGTTCCGCACTGCTAATCGATGTGAGGTAATTCGACCTGATTGCAGGTGTGAGCCACGTCTCAACACCATTATAGGTAAGACTGTTCACCGCATTTGACTCATTGTAATCGTTGATTTCGGCAATCTTCTTCTGTATCGCCCCCTCAAGCGTGTTGTTGTCAGCAGCTATATCGACTGCACCAGAATCGAAATTGTCTTTTTCGCTCTGAGTAGCTTCACGCCATTTGCTTGAATTTGACTGTGTAGTGTAAACTACTTTACAAAATGTTCTGTTCTCAGCAGTGTCTGTCTCAGTAAGCCACTTCCCGTCGCCTGCTTCTATTTTTATTAAATCTATATTGTTCGTTTCCATATTCGTTTAATTTTAATAAGATGTTAATGTATATCCTTTTGCTGTTATTGCAGCCTTTTCAGTGTCCGTCAGCAGTGCAAGGGATGCAGACGGAAGTAGTACCGTTAATGACGCATATCCTGCCGTTGCTCTGTCGAAAGAG